TGGAACTTATGTCGGCTATTGGTGCGATCGCTCCTTTTGTCGCCGATACTGCGTAGACAGTACCAACAGCCAGCGTAGCACCTAGATTAACCAACGAGCGTCCAGGCGTCTCTGACGGCAATGCTACTAGGCAATACCCATCAGTTGACGCTGGGGTGAGTGCGATGTATTCGACAGCCGCTTTAACTGCGGTATCATTGGCGTCACATTGGTACACCTTACCGTCTGTCGACGTATAAAGAGGCATTCCCTGCGTTACCGATTCACCAACTTGGACTGTTCGTGTTGGTGTCGTCGATACGCCGATGGCGACGTTTGCTGCTGTTTGGCTAATATCCGACATTAGATTAGTCCTAGTGCGTTAAATGGTAGCGAGCCAAGTGTTTGAAATTCTTTCCAGAATGCGTTATCTGGATCGGTTTCTTCGGTGCCGTTTTGTTTCAAAAGCACCTTGCGAGTTACTGGCGTTTTATTCCCGTCCCAGGCTATGTGAGGCTTGTCACCCGCAGCATCACGAACAAGATAGCCTTCATGCCTAACTCGCTTCCACCAAGCTCTGGCTGCTGTGGTTCTGTAAGGTACACGGAACTGAATGGACACAGTAACTATCCAGTGAGTAATAACACCACCAGTGAACTGTGCTTCTGCTTGGTCATCAATAATCCGTGCTGTCCCAGGTGGCCAACCTAAGAACGTGTCAGAATTAACTGCTCGACGATACGCACTCAACGCGTAACGGTTGACGGTCAGATAGGCTTTCTGGATCGTTACAACGTCATCAGTTAGCCGCTCTGTCAGTCCCTCGATTGGCTCGTTGTTGGCGGTCACTGTTGGCTTACCGTTCCAGTCCTCATCAATCGCTTCGTCTGTCGTAGCACCACGCCAGACGATTGAGTATGGGATGTCAAGCGGAGACGAGCCAAGCCCGCCTGGACCTACTTCGCCTTTGTATGTGACAACCACCATTGCCATGACTGGCGAGACGCGTTGCGGCTGAAGCGTATCGCAAAACACAAAAGCCGCTCCAGGATACAAGTCACCGACCAGCGGCAAACCTGCTGCGGTATAAACAACCTCCAATGGATCGCTTGCCGCCAACGTAACAGTGAACCCCCGCTGCATGGTAACGCTACGTGTGCGTCCGTCTGATGATTCAGCGGTGCCTGATTGATTGCTCCACATTTCAAGTGCTGGACCTGCTGCCATTATCCCACCACCTCTAGCTGTAGTTTTTGTGATGGTGTTGAGTGCATTGGCAGTTTATCCCTAACTTGCTCCATTACTTTGAGCTGCTTGTTGGCAACCTCTAAGGTTTTATTCGCCACTGGTCCCCTGGTAAGCAATCGAGACTCTACCGCCTGAACGCCTGTTTGAACGTCTTTCGATTGGTCCTTTAGTGCGTTCTTTTCCTTTATTGCATCAATCTCTGCTTGGTCCCTAGCGATTCGCTCAGCATCGGCTTTAGCGAGTCCCTGCATTTCAAGTGCAAACGCATGAGCAGCCTCCTTGCCTTTTTCTAGCTCGATTCGCTGTTCGGTAATGCGGTCTGTTTCCTTTTTGAGCATGTCAGCTAGCCGCTCACGGTCACGCTCGGCATCGTCAATAGCCTTTTGGCGTTCTCGTTCTTGCTCTTTTTGTAGTTCAATCTGTTCGCGGATTGCGTCGTTGCTCTTTTTGCGTTCCGACAGGTCGGACCTTAGCTGTTGCGACATTGACTCCATCTGAGAGATGGCAGACTTCATGGAACCAATGCGCTCTTTCTCTGACTCAATAAAAGCAGTCTGCACTGGGTCAAGCTTAACCCACTGGTCTTCATACGCTTCAATTTCTGCCGTTGCTCGTTTGATTTCTTGCGTAGTCTTGGCTATTTCAGCCCGCAGCTCTTCCTGTATCCGCTTGCGTTCCGCCGTTGGGTCAGCCCCAGAGCCGCTTAGCTGTGAACGCAAGTCAACGTCATCTAGCTGCTCTTGGAATACACGTTGCCGAGTAGACGCTAGCGAGTTGATGGAATCGACGTTAGCTGCTGCCGTCTTCTTCATCTGACGCTCTAGCTTGTCGATTTCATAGATAAGACTGGCAACAGTGGTGGTGACTTGGTAGGTAATAACCCCAGCCAACCCAACCAAGCCAGCCTTAAAAGCGATTGCACCAGCGGTGCCGACTTTAGATACCTCTGCAAACTGTCCGACCTTTTCAGTCAGTCCTGCCATTTGACCGGCATAAGCAGCAAGTTGCGTCCCGCCGAGTGTATTAGCAAGCTGACCAAAAAACTCAGTTGATGCCTTAGCCTTACCGCCAACGTCCTTGATATGCTTGATGTTCTTCTCAGCATTGGCAGCAGCAATAGCAAACTTCTTAGATGCCTCGTCGTCGGCATCGATGATGATTTTTGCTGCTTCAGTGGTCATTGTTCCGCTCGGCTCTTATTTTTGCTTCGTCTCTATCGAGTATTCTTGCGGCTTGCAGTAACCAAGCCGACTGGTCTAGTGCACCACCAGCGACCGGCATGATTCCCTTTTCCATCATGTCAGCCAAGGTGATGACTGGCCCCATGTCTCGGCAGTATTTGTTCGGGCACTCGGCAACATTCACCGTGCCATCGTCGCAGCGTTCACAGCCTTCGCCGTCGCATGACGGGCAGTATATTTCTATTGGCTCTCGCTCGCTTCCTTCTGAGCGGCACTGTGTGTCGCTACATGCCTTGCACAGAGCACCGCAGCGAATCATCGCCGCCACTCTCAGCTTTTTTTTTCTTCGTGTTGCACGTAGCTATTGCTTAGCACTTTACGCAGTAACTCGCGAGCTTCTTGGATCGACAGGAAGTCCTGCAAGTCGGATTCGCCGAACTTGTACTGCCCCATACTCTCCCATCCGACAACGTACCGCTTCACTAGCTCGCAAGTAGCATCGCAAATTTGCTGCGTTGTCTCACAATCCAACGCAGTGTCCATGTCGTCTGACAATCGCTTTTGCTCTCGCATCGAAAGCGACTTAACAAAAAACGTAGGTCGCGTTTCTTTGGGCTTGGCTTTGTCGATATCGAGAACTACTGCAAACTTCTGATCTGGCTCTAGGAACGCTGGCATTAGGTCGCTGCTGTAAAGGTGATGGACAATTCTTGATCATGGGTGGCACCGTTTTTGTTCGCTTGGAACTCAATCTGGTCGGTCACCATCCCGTTTCGGTCGGCATCTTGCTTATTGATTATCGTCGCCTTGGGTGCATCGAAGCTGAGAACGCTGTTCCCAGGTCCGCCGATATCTAGTTCGAGTAGATACTCTGTCATGGCGAGCCACGCAGCCCAGCGAGCTTGAGCTGCTACGGTGACAGCTTCTGGGTCTACGCTGATTGTCGGCCTACGGTCGGTAATAATCGCTGAGATGAAACCCGCTTCCGTGGTTGGACATTCCCGCAAGATGACGTTATTGCCAGAGTTGATGGTTGCTTGGCTAACACACAGATTGACGTCATTCCATTCAGCTAGACCGCCAGCAAATCTCATTGGCTTATCGGTCGGATAGGTCGGTGCAATAATGGCTTCGTCAGCTTCGTCTTGGATGACACCCAAGAAAGTCCAATCGATATAACCAGGGTTTCCGGTTGGTAAGGCCACCACGAAACTACCAGAGCAACCAGCCAGCTTTTGCACCTTGCCATCGGTCCAAAGTCCGATAGTGATTGTCTTGACGTTGCTGCCTGGAGCTTCGCTGCGGGGAGTGTATACCTGACCAGACTTAACCCAACCGCAGGCAGGGAAAAACGTCTCAGCCCAAACTGGTTCTGTTGCTGTTCCGTCCCACTCCAGGTAAGTGCGGAATGACGCTGTGCCTGAGTATCCAGATGGTATCGGTGGAAGGTAGCCAAAGCCTCCTTGCCCTTCTCGCTGGATAGCGGTGATGCCTGGCTGTATCACCGCGTTGTAGACGTTCATTGCACCGTCACCAGCGTCTAGTGATTCAGCGGTGCCGACAGTGCCTTCGATGGCCGCAGCAAGCACTCGTTTGCGTCGTAGTAGTGGCATATTAGATTGTCCCAGCTTGCTTTAGTAGTAAGAATCGAATGCGTCTGTCGACTTGTTTTTTTAGCTCTTGCTCAGTCTCTGCGGTGGATGGTGTGATTTTCTGACCGACAACAAACACGCCCCAGGTTGATGGACCCTTTAGTTTGACGATTGGCTTTCTTGCTTTTCCAACTCGCTTGAATGCGTTACCACGTAGTTTGACTGCGGTGACTCCAGGCTTCGGTCCCATAAAACCACCAGGTATAACCGACCGACCTTTTGACTTGCTGATCCTTGCACTAACGCCTGTTTTGGTTTGGCGTGCTCCAAACTTATTTAGCCCAAGTCTTTTTTCTTTCTTGACTTCAACAGTCGCCGATATGTCGAGTTCGCCAGCTCGCCGCGATTGGCTGATGGTCGTCTTGATGTCTTTTTGAGCAACTGCTAGCTCTTTTCCAATCTGTTTGGCAATAATCGACTTAGACTTTGCGGCGGTTGCATTGACTGCTACCGCCAGTTCCTTTCGCAACTGCTTTCCAGTATTCTCAATTGCCGCTTTCATCCGAGCAATCTGAGCGTTGTCAATTGTGACAATCATGCTCGCACCTCAAACGGATTGCCTTCAGTCACGCGGTACATTACTTGCAGAGGTACATTGATTCCTTCAAATCCGCCTTCGCCGTTAACTATCTCGTGCGAACCCCACATCGCATTAAACGATAAGTCTTCAAACGTATGCCAGCTATAAGTCAGGTCTGACTCATCGCAGACTACCCGCTGAACTTCCGCAGCGATAACATTGATGTATTCACCAACCGGCGTTGTATCAGTCTCGCTCGGCATAATCCTGCAGCGAATGTTAATCGGAAGCATGTACGCCAACGCAGGCGGATTGCCTGGACAATCTGACTCTGGCAAACGCTCAGCATTACCCTGCGTGACAATGATCCCGTATGGTTTTGGTGTCTCCGTGGAGTGGAATATCTCCCTTTTAACGTACGGTGCAACGAAGTAATCCGAGTACCCAGCCGTCAATAACTGCAAACGCTCAACCACCTCTTGGATGATTCTTTCGTTTACTGGTCTAGTTTCTGTTACCGGCATTCGAGCACTAACATCCCATGGTCTTGGACAGTAAGCTGCGTAATCGTCTTCCGAGCGGCTTCCTTGCCATCTCGCGGAGGAAGTGCTATTTGGTCACCACCTAAATCAAGCTCAGTTGAGCTAATCCCGTAAGTCGAACTATTTGCGACATGAACTTCCCACATAGGTGAAACTGTGTCACCATCCTCAGCCAGTGTTTGGATTTGCTGCCGGATCACTACAGCGTTGATACTGCGTGGTATCGGCGTCGACTCTCCAAACCGCTGGCGTGGGTGATATGTGACGACTTCCGCAAAATCATCGGTGCTTGTAAACACCGTTATTGCGTCAGTCTCGATCATGTCGTGAAGTGACATTTACAGGCGGACGCCCCATACTCGCACATAGTCAATTTGCAGTGCGTCGGTGTTTGCGTCTGACGTTTTCTGCAATTGAAAAAATGGCTGAAGACCCGCAGCGTAACTGCTCATCTTCATCGCTGTGGAATTGCCAACACGTGCAAGCTGACCAGTTGCTAGTCCTGCGTAGTACTTGACGTCGTTCAAATCGCTGAAGTCAATCTTGAACTTGGCCCACACTGAATCAGTCAGCGTGAATCCGGTTGCAACGTCATCATTGGTGTTGACGGTGTCGTCGTTTTCAATAACGACTGTGTTAACAGCCGAACCACTAGCCAGACGGAAGATTGATGCGACAGCAATCGAATCGATTGCATCGTCACGGTCGCCAGTAACGCCCCAAGCCACGGTTGTAGCCGAGTCTTTGGCCGAACCAGCCGCACCAACTAGACGCAAGCTGCACTCAAATCCTCGCAAGCTGTTGATGTCAAACGCCAGCTTGTTGCCGAATGAAAGGCAGACGTTTTGAGCTTCTGCCTGCGAGTCAAACGCAAGTTGAGCCACACCTGGACGGAATGCACCAGATGTCTCGCCGTGGTCAAGCCGAGTATAGGTTGGGGTGCCAGCAGACGAAGTGTCAGTGATAACCCATGGGTCTGTAGTAGCTGACGCAGAGAACGTCCCGCCACCAAGAAAATCGTCAAAAAATTCCCAGTAATCTTGCACGCCAGCCATAGTTGTTTCCCTATTTTTTGATTGGTTCCGAAAGGGTTGCCAGCTACCACAGCGGTAGCTGGCTTAGTCTCACATCCGTGAATCGTTGTTATGAGGCTGCGTACTTGTACAAGCCTCGGAAGTCGATTGCGGCAACGCCAAAAGTTTGGCGAACCTTGTACTTGTAAACGTCATTGTCAAAGCCCCATTCGCTTTCCAGAACTGGCGATTCTTCACCAGACAGGAAGGCAAGCTCAACGGTATCCACTTGGGTGTTCGATGCCGCCAAGTACCAAGCAGTGGTACTGTTGGCATCAAGCACAGGCTCAACGACCAACTGCAAGCGGCGGTCACCAGTAGGACCGTATATGTTGTGGGTGTTGCTGTTACCAGCCGCACTACCACCAACTTCTGGGCGAGCTATCGAACCGAGTACTTCCATTGCCGTAGCAGCCAAGGCAGCGGGGACAATCAAGAACTCAGGCATGATGGAAAGAATGACGCTGGCATTAAGCCCCTTCTTGGTCATCATCGACAGATAGGCAGCGTTGAGCGTCGTTACGTTCACTGCGGTGTCAGCACCAGACAAGTTAGCGTGACCACCAGCGGTAGTCTGAGCTGTTGAATTAAACAACAACCCAGTGTCTGCCATGGCTGCATTTGCAGTCAGTACGCCGTACACCGCTGCGTTCTGCTTGCGTCGGCAGGCTGCACCCTGAGCTGCTGGAATGCGGCTGAGTGCGTCAAGGTCATCATTGACGACAGTTTCCCAAGTTACTGAGAAGATGCTGCCGTGCTTGGCTACCTTGTAGCTCTCCTTCGAGTCGCTCATACGTGTTTCCGCATAATCGTTACCCTCTGGAACCTCTTCAGGATTTGCCATTTCCGACAAGCGGATACGATTGATCGGCTTGAAATCGTCAACCGATTGTGCCTGCCTAGCCCAACGGCTCCACGTATACGGTGCTTCCTCGTAACCAGCTTGCAGCGTCTTGTTGGCTGCGTCGAGCATGAGATTGGCAAACG